AATTACTCTACTCAAAGATCCTCACGGAGAAGATATTGCCTTAGGTACAATACTTGTTAAAACAGATGAGTACGTACAAGACTTAAGAAACATACCTGGACTAGGAAAGAGATATATGGAAGAGGTTATTAAAGAAGGAGCAACATGCTGCGGTAGATGCGGAAGAGTTCACGTTAAAGGTAGTGGCTGTAAAAGACCATATTTGAAAGGCAAGTCTCACTGTAGAAACAAATAAAATATGAATATTAAACAAATTATAGAAGAAGCTTATTTTGAAGCTGTTAGTGAAGCAGGAGCTTTCTATGGTGGTTTTCCACCTAACTTAAATAAGACACCCCGTCCTAACTTAAGCGAGAGAATTGCTATCGAAGATGCCGAACAGTCGATGATCGACTTAGTAACAAAGAAGTACGGCAACACACACGAGCAAGACTTTTTCTCAGATGATTACTCTTCATATTTTAAATACATAGAAGCAAAAGAAGGAGATGAAACTGGTGCAAGACAGCATAAAGTCTACAATTTACCATCTTTTAAAACTCTATATTTTCATCTTTCAGATGCAGTCGATAATATAAAAGAGTTAGTTAAAAACGAAGAAGTAGCTGAAAATAAGAAAGTAAGAGAGTTATTCGAAGCTATCAAGAAAACTTTTAGAGCAACTCAATCTACCCTTAGAAAAGAGTTTCCTGCTGAGTATGACGTTATGCGTCGTGTAAGATCAGCTAACGAAGAAGTACTTAAAGAAGAAGAAGAATTAGAAGCAGAAGGAGCAGAACTACCAGATGCAACTGATGAGATGCTACAGAAGTTTCCTACCCTTAAAAAGACTATAGTACGTCTTATGACAGACGATTTTAAAGAGTTCGTAGATACTATAGATTATATCTCTCCTCGTCCTACAGCATTTAAAGTTAATCTAACTAATGGACAATCTTTTACTTTAAAGTGGATGGGTAAAAACTTTGAAGCTTCTATCTTAGGGAAGAGGTATTATCTAGGACAGGTAGGTAACTTCCAACAGGCTTTAGATAAACTTTCAATACTCTATAGAGAGGGGCCTATCAAAAAACCTGAAGATGAACTAGAAGGCGATGCCGGAGGAGAAGCAGATTTTAGTGATGCAGGAGGTTCAGCCGGAGGCGGTGGAGGTGAATTTCCTGGAGATGACGCAGGAGGAGATGATTTAGGTGGGGAAGATCTTGGAGACGAAGATTTAGGATTTGAAGAACCCGGTGAAGAACCAGAAGCATAATAATTATAAAATGAAAAATAATTTTGACCTCAGAAAATTCTTAACAGAGAATAAACTTACTTCTAATAGTAAAGTAGTAGAAAAGGTGTTAAATGAAGCTGTAATGTGGCATTGGGATGGAGATAGAAACTCTCTAGAAGAAGTCCCACCTAAATTCAAAATGGCTGTAAAAGCAGAATTAGAAGATATGAATTTAACTGATGTCCAATTTGAAGAAGCTTTTGATGCTGTTAAAAACTCCTATGCTGATGAGGCAGGTAGAGGAAGTATGAAATTTAACTCAGACCATTGGGTTGAAATGATCGAAATGGATTACGAAATATAAGGTTTAGAATAAATTTACTAATGAACGTAATAGATAGATTATATACAGAGTGGGCATGGAGAACTAAATCAGGTACTCCATCAATTAAGAATCCTCAAGATAAAGCTATATTAGATGCTCTTATCTCAGAAATTAGCGGTAATGGAGAATCTCTAATTTTAGAAGGTTCGGACTCATACGATACTGTTATAAAAGCAAAACTAGGAAAAGATGATCTATTAACTCCTGAAGGAGGTATTCCTCGCTCCAATAATTCATACAAATTTAACGGTAAAGGTGGGGATTCTTTTTACAACAATGTAAAAGGAGATGTAGATAAAAAAATATGGAATGCCTTATGGGATGAAGCACCACCTGCTGCTAAAACTGGTACTGCTTCAAAAGGGGTAGGAGCAGGAGAATTATCTCTTTACTGGCTTTATAATTACTCTAATAGTAATATTAATGTTACCGAAGGTAGAGAAGGAGGAGGAGCTGATTTATTTTTTGATGGAGTAGGAGTTGAGGTAAAAGCTGAAGGAAGCCATACTGCTAAGATAGGACTTGGAAGATTTAGCGAATTTAAAGAAGAAGTAGCTCTTCTAACTATTCTTTTTGGATTAAATGCGTTAACAAAAGTACTATCTACTGAAGACCTAAAAGGGAAAATAATGAACCCTACTAACTTTTTAGGTAAAGAACTTCCACTTGCTTTTCAAAGCTTTACAAAATTTGCTAATCTACCTAATCTTAAAGAACTAGCAAGTCAATTTGGTATTTTTAGATCTATATATGATAATGTAAATCAAGTTAAGCAATATGTAGGAGATACATCTGACCCTACTGCCGCTGCAGGAAATATGTTAAATAAATTGCTTAGTAAAAAATTAAATATAAAACCTGGATTTGGAGGGTATTTAGTAAATCTAAAAAAAGAAGGTTCAATGGCGTTTTTTCAAATAAGTGAAACAGCGTTAGAAGACCACGAAAACGTTTTAAACAACACCACAATACAGCAAAGTAAGATAGGTTTAAATTACAGTAAGGTATTTGGTATTTAAGTTATGTCTCAGAATATAAAAAAAGTAATCGCACAAGAGTATATTAAGTGCGCTAAAGATCCGGCGTACTTCATGAAGAAGTATTGTCATATTCAACACCCAACCCGAGGTAGAATACTCTTTGCTTTATATCCATTCCAAGAAAAAGTACTACGGTTATTTAGAGATAACCAGTATATTATTACTTTGAAATCTAGACAGCTTGGTATTTCAACTTTAGCATCAGCATATGCTTTATGGCTAATGATCTTCCATAAAGACAAAAACGTACTTGCTTTGGCTACCACTCAAGCTACAGCTCGTAATCTGGTTTCTAAGACGATATTCATGTATGACCAGCTACCTAAATGGTTAAGATTACCGCACGTAGAAAAGAACAAATTATCTTTAAGATTAAAAAACGGATCAAAAATACAAGCAAAGTCATCAAATACAGATGCAGCTCGATCAGAAGCAGTATCGTTACTTTTAATAGATGAGGCAGCGTTTATCGACAATATTGACGAAACATTTACTGCAGCACAGCAAACCTTAGCAACCGGTGGACAGTGTATGGCTCTATCAACTCCTAACGGAATCGGTAACTGGTTTCACCTAACCTGGGATAAAGCAGAAGCCGGTGAAAATAGCTTTTTACCGATAAAACTACCGTGGACAGTACATCCTGAAAGAAACCAAGAATGGAGAGATCAACAAGACTCAGATTTAGGTCCTCGCATGGCCGGGCAGGAATGTGACTGTGATTTCTTAGCTTCTGGTGATACAGTATTTGAACCAGACGACATGCTATTTTACGAGCAAACTTACCAAAAAGATCCTTTAGAAAGAAGAGGTGTAGACGGTAATTTATGGATATGGGAAGGAGTTGACTACTCTAAATCATATATGGTTGTAGCTGACGTCGCAAGAGGTGATTCTGCTGACTACTCGGCATTTCATATATTTGACATAGAAAATTGTGTACAAGTAGGTGAATACAAAGGAAAACTTTCACCTAAAGATTACGGAAACGTACTGGTAGGAATTGCCTCAGAATATAACGACGCTTTATTAGTTGTAGAAAACGCTAATATCGGATGGGCTACTATTGAACAAATAATGGAAAGAGAATATAAAAATCTCTATTATAGTTCAACAAATAATATGGAAACCGTAGAATCGTATATGTCCAAGTATGAAAGAGATAAATTAGTACCTGGTTTTACAATGTCGGTTCGTACAAGACCTCTCGTTATAGCAAAAATGATAGAGTACATTAGAGAGAAAGGAGTAACCATTCAGTCTAAACGTCTGATAAGTGAGATGAGAGTATTTGTATGGAAAAATGGTAAACCTCAAGCACAAGTCAATTATAATGATGATTTACTTATTTCATGTGCTACTGCACTATATGTACGTGATACAGCGTTAAGGTTAAGACAACAAGGTATGGACCTTGCTAGAGCACAATTATCTTCATTTGCTAATTTAAACGCTCAAAATGCTGCCGTGATCAAATCAGTTGGTAGTCAGCAAAATAATCCTTATATTATAGATACTGGGAATGGCGTAGAAGACTTTTCCTGGCTAATTAAATAGACTATTTATTATTAAACCGTATTAATGGCAGATACTTCTTTATTTTCAAGACTGCGTAGATTATTTGGATCTGATGTAGTAATCCGTAATGTTGGTGGGGATCAACTCAAAGTTGCCGACATAAACGCTATACAAACAACAGGAAGATTTGAGACAAATTCTTTAGTAGATAGGTTCTCAAGATTATATATTTACAATAATAAAAATATATTTAATCCAAACCTAAACTATCAAACTCTTAGAATACAGCTATACTCAGATTACGAAGCGATGGATACCGATCCTATCTTAGCTTCTACTTTAGATATTATAGCAGACGAATCTACACTTAAAAACGATCAAGGAGAGATACTATCCATTAAATCCTCAGATGAAAATATTCAAAGAGTACTTTATAACCTTTACTACGATGTACTAAATATCGAGTTTAATTTATGGTCTTGGACTCGTAATATGTGTAAGTATGGAGACTTTTTCTTAAAGCTTGAGATAGCTGAAAAGTTCGGAGTATACAACGTTTTACCTTATACAGTCTACCATATGATTAGACGGGAAGGAGATGATCCAGAAAACCCTCAGAAGGTAACATTCCAATTAGATCCGGACGGTTTAGCTTCTCAGCAAGACCCTAACTACTTACCACAATCTAAGAAAAAAGTAATTGAATTTGATAATTACGAAGTAGCTCACTTTAGATTAATATCTGATTCTAACTACCTTCCTTACGGTAGATCTTATATAGAGCCTGCTAGAAAAATATACAAGCAGTTAACTTTAATGGAAGATGCAATGTTGATTCATAGAATCATGAGAGCACCAGAGAAGAGAATGTTCTATATTAATGTAGGGAATGTACCACCTAACGAGGTTGAGAACTTTATGCAAAAGACTATCAACACTATGAAGAAAACTCCATATGTTGATCCTCAAACCGGACAGTACAACCTTAAGTTCAATATGCAGAATATGATGGAAGATTTCTATCTACCTGTAAGAGGAGGTGATACTTCTACTCGTATTGAAACTACTAAAGGTTTAGAGTACGACGGTACCAAAGATATTGAATATTTAAGAGAGAAGCTTTTCGCTGCTTTAAAGGTACCAAAAGCATACTTTGGCTTTGAAGGTGATTTGCAAGGTAAAGCTACACTTGCTGCCGAAGATATTAGATTTGCTCGTACTATCGAAAGAATTCAACGTATAATGGAATCTGAGCTTACAAAGATAGGTTTAGTCCATTTGTACGCTCAAGGCTTTACTGGCGAATCACTCACTAACTTTGAGATTAAGCTTTCTAATCCTTCTATTATATTCGAACAAGAGAAGGTAGCGCTTATGAAAGAAAAGATGGATCTAGCCTCTCAAATGCTAGATTCTAAGCTATTCCCAACAGATTATATTTATGACAATCTGTTTAACCACTCTGAAGATACTTATATGGAATTCAGAGATCTAGTTAAAGAAGATCACAGAAGAGCATTTAGATTAACTCAGATTGAAAACGAAGGTAACGACCCAGTGTCATCTGGCCGTTCATACGGTACGCCTCACGATCTAGCTTCTATTTACGGTCGCAGACAAGATTCAAAAGAAAGAGGAGCAGCCATGGGTGAAGTACCAACCGGGTATGAAGAGGAACCTTTAACAGGTCCAGAAGGTGGTCGTCCAAGAGAAAAAATGTCTATCTACGGTACTAACAAAGACCCTCTAGGAGGCCGTGATCGTTTAGGTACACATAAGATGAAGGGTGGGTTTCCTTCCGATAATGATAATGTAAACGAGTCAGAAGTCAATGATTCTTTAGCTAAATCAATGTACCATAGACATAAAGGTATGTTTGAAGATAAAAAACAGTTAATCTTTGAAGCCAAACCAGAGGTTAAGAGTAAAATGCTAGATGAAGATCAACTTAAAGATTTAGAGGACTAGTTACTATTTATATCAGAAGGTATATATCTAATTGATATTAACCCAAATTCATACTAATGCGCATTAAACATAGTAAGTACAAAAATACCGGTTTAATATACGAATTGCTTGTTAAGCAAATTGCAGCAGATACTTTGTCTAAAAAGGACTCTCCTGCTGTTTCTATTTTAAAAAAATTCTTTGCCGGTAAATCTTCTTTAACTAAAGAATTCAAACTATATGAATTTGTATTAAAGAATCAAAATGTTTCTCCTGCTAAAGCAGAAACAATAGTTTCAACCATACTTGAGATATCTAGAAAGGTAGATAAAAACGCTCTTAAAAAACAGAAATACGAGCTTATTAGTGAATTGAAAAAGCACTATAATATGGAAGAGTTTTTCTCTATTAAAGTAAGAGATTACAAACCTCTAGCAGCTCTATACTGTTTATTAGAAGCATATAAAGAATCAGCACTTGTTGATCCTCAATTTTTAGTAGATAATAAAACTACTATACTTGAGCATCTAAGCTCTGAAAAAGTTACAAAAGAAGACGTAAAAGATACTTTAATTGAAGAGTATTCTAAATACGATAAAGATTTAAAACTTTTAGTGTATAAAATTTTATTAGAGAAGTTTAACCAGAAATATACTGACTTACTTCCAGAGCAAAAAACTATACTAAAAGAATTTATTACATCAGTTAACTCTACTACTAGACTTAGAAATTTAATCAATGAAGAAATTGAAAAGATTTCAAAGCAAGTTAACGAATTAGTTAATTCAGTTGAAGACGATGTAGTAAAGATTAAATTAGAGGAAGTTGCTAAAAACATTCAGCCTATCTCTAAAAAAGAAAAAATTGTTGACGATCATTTAGTAAAGCTAATGCAATATTATGATCTAGTTAACGAACTTAAAAGCTATGAAGGTAAGTGAGTTGCGAATTATAGTCAAAGAAGTTCTAGAAGAGCTTCAAGAGATTAGCGCAACCGGCACAGGAGCTTCCTTTACACCAGGAGTCGGCGCTCAATACGCTACTCCATACGCTTTTAAAAAAGGACGAGGTAAAAATCGTGCTACAAAATATTTAGAAAAATTAGGTTTCAAAACAGTAAAAAAGAAAAAGAGACCATATAACACTAAAATGTTTGATTACTTAGATGAAGACTCTACAAGAAAAATATAACGCAGTACTGGAAGGTAGCTTTCCAAAATCTCAATTTGTAAGAGATGCAAAGATGGAAGTGCCAAGATTTATCTCTCCATATAATGGATTCGAAGACACAGTACAAATTCTAAAGAATAAAGGAATGCTTATCGAAGCAAAAGCAGAGACTCCTGAATACGATAAACCAGCCCCTGGGTATCCTCTAGAAGCTCTCGAAAGAGGAGTTGATTATGAGCTTGAAAAAATGGGCTTGATGTCAAACGAAACTGTTTCTGAAGAAGATTATGCTAAAGCTAAGAAAAAAGCAGAGAAGAATTTAGAAAAAGACGTTAACCATTATCTTCATATACTATCAGGAGATTCTAAAAAAGTAGACAAACATGATAGAGAAGTAGAAGTTGATCAAAAGAAACTTTTTAAAGGTACTGTAGATCCTAAAGGCGGTAAAGCTGAAGGTAATACAGATACGTTTAATGCAATGAAAAAGGCTACTTTAAGAGAAGCTGCTATGGGTAAAGGCTATACAAAAGAACAAGTAGAAGCAGCTATTAAAAGACTTCAAGAAAAGAAAGGTAAAAATCTAAGCGAAATATATAAACCAGGATCTACTGCTCCTGCAGATTTATACTATTCTGATAAGCACGGTAGACTAGTTGCTAAAGACGATGTAGATGATAAGTATCATGACAGCCTAGAATTAGTCTATAAAAAAGGAGACAAGATTGAAGGCCCTATGGATGAAAAGAAAGGTAATTATAAATCTGCTAAACCTACATACTCAGAAGATGTTGAAGAACAAATGTATATTGACGATGATGAGTTTGAAAGCGAAATGGTACAAGATAGAGTTAAACAAATTAAACCTCTTTTTCCTGAAGTAGATGATGAAGTGCTTACTAGCTTTGTAAAAATGCATAGACAAGATATTAGAGGTAAGTCTGATGAAGAAATAAAACAAGAGTTTAGCGATTTCTATCATACTAATTTAGAAGAAGTAAATACTGTAGATATCAAAGAAGGTGATCCTATCGTTGACGAACATGAATTTGATTTCTTCAAAGAAATTTTAGATGGTAGATACAAAGATGAAGAAATTGAAGAATATCTTAAAAGCGACGACTACCAGGAAGCATTAGAGACTTTAAACCTAGATGTTTCAGATACTGAAGAATGGATCGGAGAGTTCGTTAATTTTTATAGTGACGGTGCAGATGCTTATATCAATGAAGGAAATATTAAAGAAGCAGTTAAAAAAGTTATTAAGCATGTACTAAACGAAAATCATCAATCGTTAGATTTAGAAGTAGCTAGAAGAATAGAAGGCTTATTAGATCAAGCTCTTAAAGCTAAATTTTTAGAAACAGGAAAGGATTTAATTGAAGATCTTCTAAAAGATGGTCAATACTTTAGAAATGACGTAGTTTCTCATTTAGCTAACGAACTTAACCTTCATGTTCCTATTAGAGATTTATTCAAAGAAGGAGCTTTAAATGAAAGAGTAGGCGGTCTTCAAGAATTTATCAATCTTATTCAAGATAGAGCAGTTGATTCAGAATTCCCTGAAGAAGAAGAGGCACTGGAAGTAATCGAAGCTATCGCTGATCACTACGGTATAAAAATACAAATCGGCGGCTTTGTAGGAGAAGTAAAAAATAAACTTACTCCTAATAGTAAATTACTAAAAGAAGATTTTGAAATGGTAGACGGAGATTTTCCAGTCCACGATGCTTTTAAAAAAGCAGGTATTGATATGTCTAAAGATGTACATATTCGCATGAATGATCTTCAAGGCGGAGGAA